AAGAAAAACAGACGATGTAAGAAGATTTATTCAATTGAATAATATTGGTATAAAATTACCTACTCAAGAATATTATCTAAAAATAAGAAAAGCATATGAATTACAATCACCGATACAAACAACAGATGCAAGTATAAATTTTATATTTAAAAAGACAGGTTCAGCAGATTATGCCTTTGTTGCGTGGTTAACATCTAATACTTTTATAGTTCAAACATTACAAATTAATGTTGGTTCTTCTAATACTTGGAAAAATTATACTTATTCAGTAACAGGAAGTGAAGCAATAGATTATATTGATTATGCTAATTGTTGGTGGAATGGTGATGATTTCAATTTCTACATAGTAGGACAACCTAAGGCAACAATAGGAGCAAATAATGCTAAATTAGGAGTACTTACAAATTATGAGGGATTAGATACAATACGTTATAAAGAAATATCATTAAATGGTGAATTTAATCCAGTAGCAGGTTATAGTTCTTCAGCAGTATTTATGACAAATTTTTCTTTGGTATTAGGAACAACACAAAAAGATACCAATAATAAAAGAACAATATTAACAATATTAAGAATAAATTTGTTTAGTGATGAAATTACATTGGAAAGCAAACAAATATTCAATTATAGAATTGATGGAGTAACAGATTTTAGTCTTATAAATTTTCAAAATATTAATGATGAGGTTTTTTATTCATATTATCATATAAAAGATTATGGAGAAAAATATGATATTCAAATAGGAAGATTAAAGCAAGAAGGATTGATATTTGAAGTTTATTACAAAGAATTAGGATTGCAATTAGATGAAAGTGTTAATTTTTATTATAATTCATTCTTCTTTGTATCAAAAGAATTTAATTTATATAACTATTGGATAAATTATTTAGATTTAGGATATAGTAATAAACAAATTTACAATTATGCTAACTACAATGGATTACCTTATCAAGCGTTAAATAGTTTAGTACCTAATTCAAGCATCTTGTATAGCAGCCAAAACGAGCCTATATTTGCACGAAACTTATATAACAAGACAATTAGCGGTAGAACAACAAATAGCACCGTAGAAGTGCCAAATAGCCTATTAAATGATGACGCTATAGCAAAAGAAGATTTAATAAGTAAAACAAATTCAATTTTAGTAGATAACCAAGAGAATATAACCAAAAATATTTATGAAACATTAAACATTAATTTCTTAACAAGTATATCAATTAAAGATGAAAACAATCCTGATGATGTGAAATTAAGAACAGAAGCAGCAATTAGATTAAATAATAGTGTTTCAGAAACAAATGATTATGATTTAACTAAATGTGTAAAAATTACAGCAATACATGACAACGATAAAATTACATATATAAATATAGCAGATGAAAATATTCAAAAGGTAACAGACACAATGTATATGTATGAATTTATTGTTTATAATGGTAGACCAGATACAATTATTAATGAATTATATTTTTCAAGTGCTGATAATAAAACAGATTATTTATATGTTGGAAATCTTAATTTAGAATATGGAAAATACTACAAAATAACACAATTTGTAGAAATAATATAAAGGAGTGATAAAAATGGATAAAATAACTTATGAAGATAAAGTAGCAATAGTTGAAAGTAGTGTAGCAGATATAAATAAAGTAAAAGCAAGCGATATGAACCAAATAAAGAGTGTAGTTAATAATACAGTTGATTATACCATAAATAACACATCATCAATTGGAGATTTAACTAATTTGGAAACTAGCAATAAAACAGATTTAGTTAGCGCTATAAATGAAATAAACAGTAGTTTAGATTATTCAACAAATGAAACAATAGTCGGAACTTGGTTAGGAAAAACATTGTATAGAAAAATTTATATACTTAATACAGTAGATGGCACAAATATTTATACAGTAGACATAAGTTCACTTGGTGCGACTCATTCGTGGATCAATTCAGCGGAAAGTTTTGTGGAAACTACAAGCGGAGAAGTCAAAGGCTTTAATTTCATGGAAGCAATTGATAATTTTTATTTGAGAGGGTTAGTTACAAATAACCAAAAAATAACAGTTAAAGTTGCTGGTGGTCAATATTACTGTGGAAAAACATACATTTGTTTGGAATATACAAAAGATTAAATTAATAAAAACTATGGAGGAAAAAATGTTTATGGTAGTATACAAACTGCTGATGGTGGAATTGGAATTGGTGGATATGTAAATTCAAATTATTTTGCTGGTTTATTTATTCATACAAGCGAACTTCAATTGTATCATGGAGCATCGTTAAAAAATGCAGATTATAATGTAACTATAGAATTTACAAAAAAATAAAAAAGGAGGATTTATGAGTGATACTATAATAGTAGCAGTAATTAGTTTTCTAGGGACTTGTTTAGGTTCTCTAGGTGGAATTAGTTTAATAAAATATAGAATAGAACAATTAGAAAAAAAAGTAGAAAAACATAATTCTGTAATGGAAAGAACATTTAGAATTGAAGAAGATATAACATACATAAAAGAAGATATAAAAGATTTGAAAGCGAGGTGTTAATATGGAAAAGTTAAAAAAAATTAGTAAATATGTACTTAATATATTGACTATAATAAATGCTCTAATTATAGGGATTGCTCCTATATGGAACATTAATGCGGATAAGGTAACTAATACTATAGCGGTTATTATAGCAGTTATTTCAACATACTTGCTTGGTAACAAAGCAGTAAATAAAATAAAAGGAGAGTAGATAATATGAAAGGAATAGATGTAAGTTCTTATCAAGGGGTTATTGATTGGAGTAAAGTTAAAACAAATTTTGCAATAATAAGATTAGGTTATGGGGATAATATAGAAAAGCAAGATGATACACAATTTTTAAACAATGTTAAAGGCTGTATAACGAACAATATCCCGTTTGGGGTGTATTTATATTCTTATGCTAAAAACATTGCAGGAGAGCAAAGTATAGCGTCTGAAATCGAACATTGTAAGAGATTATTAAGTAAAATTGATAAAAAACCATTTTGCGTATATATAGATATGGAAGACGATAGCACTATTTATCTAAAAAAATTAATGCTTACAAATTTTGCTTTAGAATTTTGTAAAAAAATAACAGAAGCAGGATACAGAGCAGGAGTGTATGCAAATGAGAATTGGTGCAAGAATTATCTTAATGTTTCAACTATCGCAAGTTATGGTTATTCAATTTGGTGTGCTAAATATAGTTTAAATAAACCTAATATAACATCAAATTGTGATATTTGGCAATATTCTAGCACTGGTAAAGTTGATGGTATAGTAGGAAATGTTGATATGAATGAATGTTATAATTCAGAATTAATAGCAACACAAAAAAACAACACAACAACACAAAAAGAAGTAAATGTCTATTATAAAGTTAAAACTTTAAGGCATAATTGGTTACCAGAAGTTAGAAATCTAGAAGATTATGCAGGATATCAGAATAGCCCTATAACTGGACTTGCTATTAAAGTAGATAAGGGAAATGTTAAATACAGAGTTCATAGGGCTGGTAAAGATTGGTTACCTTATGTAACAGGTTATGATATAAATAATTCTGCAAATGGATATGCTGGAGATGGTAAAAGCCCTATAGATTTAGTAGAAGTTTATTATTATACACCTAATGATATCAGGCCTTATAAATGTGCTTATTATAAAGTAAATGATTTTCCTTACCAAAAAGATAATGTTAAAGATAGCAAAAATGATGGATATGCAGGAAAAATTGGAACATATGCAACTAAATTTCGAATTGAAATTAAATAAAAAATATGTTATAATTAATTTGTAGGTCGAACCCCCTTGACCTATATAAATTCATTACTACTAAGGGAAGAAAGAACATAAGTTCTTTTTTTCTTTTAAAAAAACTAACAAATTCCACTTTTTCTCTTGACATTATGTAATACTTATGTTATACTTAATATGCAAATTGAAAGAGAGGAATGATTAAAATGAAAAATGAATTGAAGAAAGAATTAAGGGAAGTTGAGTTAAAAAGAATTGAAATGGACTTTTACGGTGGTTCTAGAGAAGAATATTTAAAATTATGTGAAAAAGAAAAAGAATTAAGAGAGCAAATATATAATGCAGATTATAGAGAAATAACAAAAGAAGAAGTAAAAGATTTTATAAGAATAGGATATTAAGAGGGAGAATAAAAATGAGAAGATTAAAGAATATATTAGGAGTTTTGATTTTCTACTTAGAGATAGCAATATTTACTTATTTATTAATTAAGGCAGGTGTATTATAATGATAGAAAAAGTATTAAAAGAATTATGGCTAATCGAAAGAGAAGAACAAATAGCACCTAAAGAATTAACACCAGAAGAAGTATTAGAATTAAAAAAAATGTTACCAAAGTTAGGAGAAGTTAAAAATGTGGAAACAAATAGAAATTAATAAACAAAATATTGTTTATGATACAGGTAGTTCTTGTTTAATTAAAATGCCTAATAAATCAAATTATGCAGGATATAAATTTTGGCATCCATCTAAACTAGTTAGATATGGAAATAATGATTATGCTAGAACTTTATCATATACAGATGAATTTATATTTAAATTATTTAAGCAAGATAAGAAATTTAAAACAATAGATGAAAAAGAAATTGACACAGAAGAATTAGAAAATGCTTTTGAATGTATGGAAGATTGTACTAGAGCAAAATCAAAAGAAACCTATTTAATAGTAGAAGAACCAGAAAAAATTGATAAAGAAGTTGAAATAGAAAAGAGTTTAAAAAATGAATGAAAACCAAATTAAAGCCTTTGAGAAATTTAAAAAGTTAAAAGTTGGAGCATTATTTATGAAAATGGGAACTGGTAAAACTAAAGTTGCTATTGAATTAGTAGATTATAATAAATGTGATTTATTGGTTTATGTTACTCCTTACTCAACTAAAGCGAACATAGAAAATGAGTTTAAAAAGTGGAATTTAAAAACTAAATATATTTTAATTGCTTATGAAACAATCAGCTCGAGTGATAGGAAATATTTAGAATTATTAAGTAAACTTGAAAATAAAAAAGTATTTATAATAGCAGATGAGAGCATCTTTATAAAAAATGAAGAAAGCAAAAGATTTAATAGATTATGCAACATAAGAAATAAATGTAAATATGCTTTAATTTTAAATGGAACACCTATTACTAAAAATGAATGGGATTTATATAATCAGATTTATTTCCTTAGCCCTTTAATAATTAATATGAATAGAAGTCAGTTCTTAACAACATTTTTCAAGAAAATAACATACAAAAAAGCAAAAAACAATGAAAAAACATTTTATAAGTTTAGTGAAGTAAACGCAGAATATTTGAAGAAACTTATAGAACCTTATGTTTTTAAATGTGATTTATATTTTGATAAAAAAGAAGAAGAACAATTTATTTATATTAATTATGAAGATGATACAACTTATTATGAAGAAAAAGAAAAAAAGTTAAATGAATACATAGAAAAAAGAACATCAGATGTGATTATAAATATGTTAACTACTTTAAATGTAGTAGCAAGTAATTATTCAAAAAAGAATGATAAATTAATTGAGTATATAAAAGATAAAAAAATTATAGTATTCTGCAATTATTTGAAAGAAGTAGAATATATACAGAGTAAGGTAAAATGTTTGATAATAACTGGAGCAACAAATAATCGTAATGAAATAATAAAAGAATTTGAAAGGGGGCGAATACCATTAGTAATGACCTTGGGGGTTGGTTCGTATTCACTTAATCTACAATTTTGTAGTGAGATAGTCTATTCAAGTTTATGCTTTGATTATGCTAAAAAAGAGCAATCAAAATATAGAATAAAAAGAATAGGGCAAGAAAATAATATTAAATATACATATTTCTTAACAAATTTAGGAATAAACAAATTAATATTAGAAAATTTAAAAAGAAAAATGACTTTAGAAAATTTAATCAAAGAAAAATTAAAAGGAGATGATATAGAATGGTTAAAAAATTTATAAGTCCAGTTTATAATGTTAGAAAGGTGCCAGTAGATAAAATAGAAGCAAATGATTATAACCCTAATAAAGTTGCAACAAAAGAAATGGAATTATTATACACATCTATAAAAGAAGATGGATATACAATGCCTATAGTTTGCTATTATGATGAAAGCAGAGATAAATATATAGTTGTTGATGGTTTCCACAGATATAGAACAATAATGGAACATAAAGACATTTATGAAAGAGAAGAAGGTTGTTTACCTGTATCAGTAATTGAAAAAGATATTAATGATAGAATGGCAAGCACTATTAGGCATAATAGAGCAAGAGGAAAACATGAAGTTGAGTTGCAAGCCAATTTAGTTAAAATGTTAAAAGATGGTTGGGACGAAGTAAAAATTATGAAAGAATTAGGAATGACACTTGAAGAAGTCCAAAGATTGTTAGGATTAACAGGTATATTTAGTGAGATCAAAGGTGTACCTTATTCAATTGAAAAACAAATTGTTGAAGCAGGAGAAGATATTAAAGAAGAAAGTAGTTGGGAATAATGGGAAGAACATCTATTTATGGTAAAGAAAATGTATTAGAGGCAACAAAAAAAAGAATAGAATATTTATTTGATAATTATGATAATATTCAACTCTCATTTAGTGGTGGAAAGGATAGTACAGTCCTTTTCCATTTGATAAATGAAGAGGCAAAAAAGAGAAATAGAAAATTTTATTTAATGTTTCTAGACCAAGAGGCAGAGTATCAAGGCACTATTGATATGGTTGATTGGGCTATGAGACAACCTAATGTTATTCCAAGATGGTATCAAGTCCCTATATTTATGACTAATTCTTGTAGTCAACAACAATTATTTTTATGGGCTTGGGGTGAAAATGAAAAATGGGTAAGACCCAAAAGTGACATTGCTATAACGGAAATAAAAAACAAATATCCAAAAAGATTTTATAAGTTTCTATTGTGGTGCAATAATGAAATGAAAAAATTGCCTGGAAAATCAGTCCAAGTAATAGGATTAAGAGCAGAAGAAAGTCCATCAAGAAGATTTGTAATGTTTGGGGAAAATAATAAACTATTTTGGCTAAGAAGAATACATGAGCCTCATAAAGCATATCCGATTATTGATTGGAGTTATACGGATGATTGGAAGTATTTAATTGAAAATAATTTAAAGTATAATTCTATTTATGATAAAATGTATATGAAAGGTCTAGATTTAAGAACGATGAGAGTATCTAACCTTATACATGAAAAAGCATATAGATGTTTAGCAGAATTACAAGAATTAGAACCTGAAACTTATGATAAATTAGAACAAAGATTGAAAGGAGTTCATTGTTGTAGTATTTATGCAAAAGAAAAATTGATGTATTCTATAAAAGATTTGCCGAAACAATTTAAAACTTGGAAAGAATATAAAGATTTCTTATTAGAAAATATACACCCCGATTTACAAAAGATATTCAAATACCAATGGTCTAGGTTTGGAGATACAGATGATGTAGGGGCCTGCAAATACATGGTTAAAAGAATATTACTTTGTGATTGGGAGGGAAATATAACTTGGAGTAGAGATAATGAATTTAATTATACTAAAGAACAATTAAAAGAAAAACATCACATAAAAAAGACTGATGAAGTTATAAAAAAATGGTTTAATTTATAAAAATTTAGCAAATCGTGAAAATAGTGAAAAAAACTAACAAATTCCACTTTTTCTCTTGACATCATGTAATACTTATGTTATACTAGTATTGTAATTAAGAAAGAGAGAGAACAAAATGAAAAAAATTATAAGGGGGTGGTTAGAAAAGATAATGTTAAAAGATAAAGATTTTATACCAATTTATTCAGGGGATGAGTTGATAAGTTTTGAATATAGAAAGGTAATGGAATAATGAAAAAGAGAATAAAAAGGAAATTAAGAAAATGGGGGAGAAGATTATTAAGAGATTTAATTTGTTTAATAGTTGGAGTTGTATATGCTATATATTTATTGATTAGAGGATTTAATAATTTAATTGCTAATTTATTTATGAAATTTCCTAGAGTAACAAGAGTATCAATAATTTATGTATTGATATTAGGAACTGGACTAGCATTAAAAAATTCATTTAAAAATGTTAGTTTTGAGGTAAGTACAAATATATTTGAAAGAGTAGGAGTTCCAGTAGTAGCAGATAAATGCACTAGAGAACACGAAACATCTTGCAAGATAGAAAAAGAAGGAAAAGAATTAGGATTAACAAAAGAGCAGATAAACATAAGCATAGCAATAAGCAGATGGGAAACAGGGAATTATACAAGCAAAGCATTTATTAGTAATAATAATGTAGGAGGAATGATGTGTAATTCTGGACTAATAGTGTATGAAAATTTGGAACAAGGAATAGAAGCATTTCTAACAAATTTAAAATATAATTATTTTGATATAGGGTTAGATACACTTGAAAAAATCCAACCTAAGTATTGTCCTATTGGAGCATCTAATGATCCATCTGGATTAAATAAATATTGGCTAAATGGTACTAAAAAGATGTTAGAATTGGAGGTAAAATAATGGAATATTATCAATATAAAAGTTTAACAGAAACAATTGAAAAATTAAAAGAAGAAAATGAAAAGTTAAATCAATTAAAAACAGAATATCATAAAAAGATGTTAGATTATAGAATGGCATATTTAAAACAAAATAATAAAATCAACGAAGCAATAGAATATATAAATAATCAAATGACTACTTATAATGATGGTGAAAATTGTGGTGTAGATTGTGAATGTGATGGCTTTAAATTATTAGATATATTAAAAGAGGTGAAATAATGGCTAAAAAAGATACTGATAAGATAGATTGGCTAATGACTTTTCCTAGATATAGAAGATTAGTAAAAGCACATAATACGGCAATAGATATGAATGCAGATCTAAGGAAAAATTGGAAAGAACAAATAATAGTTAATGATAATCTTAAAGATAAAATTAAAAAGCAAAATAAATTAATTTATAAGTTAAGAAAGGAGTTAAAAGATGAAAAGGGAAGTAAGAGATAAAAGACATAAGTTGCAAAATCAGTGGGGTTTGTTAAGAGGATTAGCATTAGATAGTGATAAAAACGATGGAGCAAAATTAAGAAAAGAAAAAGATAAAGTTTATAAAAAATGGCAGTTTTATGATGGAATAATAAAAGCAATGGAGGTAACTAATGAAAAAAAGTCAAATATTAATAGTAACATTTAGTTTAGCCTTTGGTTTTGGATGTTTTATTATGTGGATGTTGTTTATGATAATGGCAGAAGATTTGAATAAAAAAATAGCAGAATATGAAAGCAGAATAATTGAATTAGAATGGGAAAACAGTCAAGTAGAAGTTTATTGTAGCAACACTGGTGAAGAGTATGAAGGTTAAAAAAATATTAATGGCAATATCAATTATATTAATTTGTGTAAGTTGCTATTTATTAGGGAGGTCTTATTAATGGAACCAAGAAACGAAGAACAATTAAGAGAAGCATTAAAATTTGCAGGAATAATTGCAAAGAAACACGCAAAAAAAGTTGCAGAATTAGAAAGAAAAATATTCAGATTACAGGGTAAAGTTGACAAATATGAAAGGAAAGGGTTTACAATGGATTTTACATTAGATTTACACTTAGCAGATGATAAAGTTAAAGAATATCTAGGAAGAGATAGTGTAAAGGCAGATGAATTAGAAACAATAATAAAAGAATTGATTTACAGATATGAGAAATTAAATGATGAGTATGCAGAATTAGAAGATTTATATTCTGATACTAAAAAAGAATTAGATAACACAGAAGAAGAATTTAGAGATTATAGACAATATGTTGAAGATAATTATAAACATATAACTAAGGAGGAACAAATTGATGGATAAGATAGGAAAAACAGAGATCATAACATTCAGATTATCAAAATGGGAGTTAAAAGAATTAGAAAAAGCATTAAAAATTACAAAACAAACAAGAAGTAATTTCATAGCAAATGCAGTATTAGAGAAAGTTCAAAAGGTGGCTAGATAATGTTATTTAATGATATTCAGAATTTAATAGAAAAGTTAAATCAAAGTATAAAGGTATTAGCAAAATATGGAAATGATTATGCAGAAACAGAGAAAAATTATAAGATAGCATTAAGGCAAGAAGCATTAAAATTAAGAGATGAAAAGATGGCAGTAACATTAATAAATCAAATAGTTTATGGAGTGCCTCAAGTAGCAGAAAAAAGGTTTAAAAGAGATGTAGCAGAGGCTATGTATAAAACAGCACTAGAAAACATTAATGTTTTAAAATTACAAATAAAAATATTAGAAAACCAGTTAGAAAGAGAATGGGGAAACACAAAAAATTAGTTGATATTTCAAGCAAAATATGTTATAATTAATTTAGGTGTGTGAGGAAAGGAGATTTGATGATGGGTAGGTATCCTTACACACTAAAAACCCCTACTTGTCATCAAGTCTCTTTTCTTATACCTAGAAGGAGGAAAAATGTATATTATAGATTTATTAGCAAATGATAATTATACAACAGTAAACAAAACATTAGCAAAAAAAATAGGAATAGAAAACGCATTATTATTAGGAACTTTATGCAGTTTGCAAAAAACATTTAAAGGGAAACAATTTTATAGACCTGAAAGCCAATTAATAGAAGATACTTGTTTGACACTTTATTCGTTAAGAAAATGTAAAAATGAATTAGTGAAATTAGGTATATTAGAAATAGAAAAAAAAGGATTACCAGCGCAACATTTTTTCAAAATAAATGAAGATGCAATAAAAAAATTGCTTGATGATAGAATAACTAGTAGTAGTGAAAACATAATTTATAGTAGTGTAGGAAGTGAAAGCACTAGTAGTGCAGAAATCGATACCACTAGCGATAATGAAATCAACACCACTACCTATAATATAGAAGATAACATAAATAATAATATAAAAAATAATAATATAAATACTACTACTAATATAAACTATAGTAATAATAAAGAGTTAAGTAGTAATAGTAGTAATAAAGATATATTTACTTTTATTGAAGAAAATATAGGAAGAACATTAAGCCCTTTAGAATATCAAGAAATATGTACTTGGGAAGATAATGATCTAACTAGATATGCTATTAAAGAGGCGGTATTAAATGGTAAATGTACTATAGGTTACATCAGAGGAATATTACATAACTACAAGCAAAATAACATCACAAGTGTACAACAAGCAGAAATGAAAAAGGAAGAATTTCAAAGGAAGAAAGCAAGACCTTATGAAACTAAACAAGAAAGAGAAGAAAGAGAATTTCAAGAAATGTTGGATAGAGTGATAGGAAGTGATGATGATGACTAGAGATGAAAGCAAAACTATAATAAACAGAGTTAAGAGTTATTATCCAGAAAGCAAATGGAATGATACCTTAACAAGTGAATGGGAGCAAGAATTAAAAAATTATGATTATGTAGATGTTAATGAAAAACTAACACAACATTTTAAAAATGAAGAATATGGAAACAGAATTCCTAAAATTCATTATTTGACTAAGTATTTACAAACAATAGAAGAAAAGAACACTCCGTATTATTATATAGTTGAATGCCCTAATTGTCATCAAAATATAGATGTTAAAATGTTGGATAAACATTATGAATTATGTAGTCAAGTAGAATATATAGTAAAACAAACAAAAAAATATTTTAATAAAGAATTAAGCAGGCAACAATTAATTAATGCTACTAATTTAGATGATGTATACATCAGATTATTAAATAGCGTAGTTGATAAAGTGCCACCAACAGAAATGAAATTTATGCTAAGAGTTTTATATCCAAACGAAAGTAAAGAGACATTAGATGATATGATTAAGAATTATTTAGCAAAATGTAGTTGACTTTTTAATTAAATTATTATATAATTAAAGAGATGAAAGGAGAGAATATAATGAAAGATTTAATGGAAGTATTAGAAATAAAAGAGTGGATATCTTTAAATGCTAAACTTCAACAAAAGAAAAACAAATTAAGAGGTTTGTTAAAAGAAAAGGGAGTGCTAAAGAAAGGTGGAACAAATGATTATGATAATTATAAATATTTTTCAGAAGCACAATACAAAGAATTATTTACAGAATTGTTTTTTGAGACTGGATTAGAATTAAAATTCAATGAGTTATCATATGAAACATTCGAAAATCAAGGCAAGCAATCAAATGGTAGAATGCCTAAATTAGAGTTTGTTTTATTTGATATAGAGACAGGTTTCTATGAAACTACTATAATCACAGGTGAAGCAATAGACAAAGGAGATAAAGCAGGATATAAAGCATACACAGGAGCCTTAAAATATTATTTAGCAGATACATTTATGGTAGCAACTGGCGATGACCCAGAGAAAGAAAGCCCAGAAGAAAAAATGAATACCAAAGCGGAAAGAAAAGCATCACCTAAACAAATTGAAATATTATCTAAAATTTATCAAGGAGATAATATGGAAAAATTATTACAAGCAAACAACTTAGAAAAAATAGAAGATATGCCAATAGCAAAAGCAAGTGAATTAATTAAAAAAATAAGTGAAAAAAGAGGAGAATAAAAAATGAATGAATTAATAACAAATAATGAATTAGAATTATCAACAAAAAATGAATTAGCAGAAATATTAAGAATAGAAAAACAAATTAAAGAGAGAAAAGAAGAAATTAAAAATCAAATTTTAAATGAGATGGAAATAAAAAACATCAAGAAAATAGAAACAGACAATTATACTATAATTTACAAAGAACAAACAGAACAAGAAAGATTTGATAGCATTAGATTTAAGAAAGAGCATAAAGATATATATGATGAATATATTAAATTTACTACAGTAAAAAGTTCCTTATTAATAAAATTAAAATAATGGAAACTTGGAATTTAGGAAAATATGTTATAGAATATTGGGAAGATACACATGAATATTTAGTAAATGGTTTGTTACTTCCCTCTATAACAACAATATTAAAAAAGAAATTTGGAAACAAATATAAAAATGTTGCTCCAGAAGTATTAAGAAAAGCAAGTGAAAAAGGAACTTATATGCACCAAACGATACAAGATTATGAAGAAGATGGAATTGATGATTTAGGAAGTGTAGAACTTCAAAATTATAAATTTTTAAAAAAGCATTATGGTTGGAAAGTTATTTATAGTGAGATACCAGTAGTTTTATCAATAAATGATGAGCCAATAGCAGTAGGTAGACTAGACCAAATAATACAAATAGAAGATGAATTAGGAGTAAATGATTTAAAAAGAACATCAATTTTTGATAAAGAATATGTGGCATATCAGACCAATCTTTATAAAATAGCATATGAACAAACGTATGGTATTAAATTATCTTTTGTAAGTGGTACACATTTAAGAGATGATAAAAGAAAATTTTATAAATTGCCAGTAGATGAAGAAAAAGCATTAGAATTAGTAAAGGAGTATTTAAATGAATAAAGCATTATTATTAGGAAGATTAACAAAAGATGTAGAATTAAAAGCCACAAAAAATGGAACAAATGTTTGTGTTATTGATTTAGCATTGCAAGATGGAGAAGAAGGAACTACTTATATATCAATAACTGCGTTTAATAAAACAGCAGAGACAATAGCAAAATATTTAGCAAAAGGTAGTTTGATTGCTTGCCAATGCAAAATTAAAAATAATAATTATACAGATAAAAATGGGAACAAAGTTTATTCTTATAAATTTATAGCAGAAAAAGTAACATTCTTATCAAACAAAAATAAAGCAATAATGAATAATGAAGAGGAGTTGCCTTTTGAGTAAATCAATATTGCAAAATAAAAAAGAATGTTATATATGTAAAAGTGAAATAAATTTACAACTACATCATATAATATTTGGAAAAAATAGAAAAAAAGCAGATGAAGATGGTTTAGTAGTATATTTATGTTGGGAACATCATAAGGGAACAAATGGAGTTCATGGTAAAAAAGGTAAATGGTTAGACCAATTTCTAAAAAAAAGAGCAGAAGAAAGATGGATAACATATTATAAAAAAACAGAACAAGATTTCATAAAAAGATATTATAAAAATTATTTATAAAGGAGAGATTAAGATGAAAGAAATAATAATAGATGGTGTTAAGTATGTACCAGAAAATCAAAATTATATTAATGCAGAGGAATTAGAGGAAATGAAATATTGTATAGTAAGAACTTACAGTGCTGGAGTATTTGCAGGATATGTAGAAAGCAGAAATGGTAAAGAAGTAGTTATTAGAAAGGTTCGTAGAATTTGGTATTGGGACGGAGCAAATAGTTTAAGCCAATTAGCAAAAGACGGAACTTGTGAACCTGATAATTGCAAATTTGCAGTAGAAGTAGATAAAATAGAAGTAACAGAAGCAATTGAAATAATTGAATGTACCGAAAAAGCAAAAGAAAGTATACAAGGAGTGCCAGAATGGAAAAAATAAAATATATAAAAGTAGAATATTTAACAGATGAATATATAATGAAAAAAGATACTGGCTCTGGCTATGGCTATGGCTCTGGCTCTGGCTATGGCTATGGCTCTGGTGATGGCTCTGGAAATTAATATAAGGAGGAAAATATGGCAAAGAAAAACAAAAATTTTTATTTAGATGAAGATATTTATAAAGGATTCTTAATTTATGCAATAATGATTGACACATCAGTAAGCAAATTAATTGAAAATTATATGAGGGAGACACTAAATGAAATTGGAAAGACAAATAAAGAGAAATAAAGAAAAAGAAGAATTAAAAAATATTAAAAAAACATATGGTAAAAAGCCCAAAGATAAATGCCCTAGATGTGGTAAGAAGAGTTTATTCTATACTTGCAAAGATGGAGAAATTTATTGTTTAAGATGTGAAAATCAAATAGACAAAAATTAACAAATATGATATAATAAATTTGGTGGTAAAAATGAGAATAAGCAAAATGAAATCTAAATATAAAGAGTTGTAGCATATAGGATATCTACACTCTTTTTTTGGAGGCAAATATGAGAGAACTAACGCAGACAATGATAAGAGATTTTAAAATTATGAAATTAGGAATTGATTTTATGGGCTACAAGGTTCATAGAAGAGAAAGCCTTAGTTTTCACCATCTAATTTACCCCAGAAGAGAGTGCAAATATTATGGATTAGGGGATGGATATCTTTATTGGAATGGAGCAATATTGATGCAAAGAACAAGCCACGAATATTTGCATTTAATTGAGGCTAAAGATTATGATATGTTTGCTTATGTAACATCGGAAATGATAGATGAAAATATAAAAGGTAAAATTGATGAATACAATTTGAAGAGAATAGATGATGTATTAAATTGCTTTGAAAAAGAATATGGAACCGAAACCAATAAAAAAGGGAAATATTTAATAAAAAAAGAATACATCAGAGATAGAAAAATCAATTAGGGTTAATCATTCCCTATATATTCTCTTTTAACTTTTATAGTGTACGAGTTTGGTGATTGATGAGTTTGGTAACACTTGATTTATTTATCATAATATGATATAATTAAATAGAGGAGGAGAGTATAATGAAATATGAATTTGTTAAAATTGATTTAGATACTTATAAATTAGTTTATACTAGCAAAGATAAAAAAGAAGTATCTATTGAGTTTAAAAGAACCATTGAAATGGCTGAAAAGTTACAAGGAATAGTAGCAACAGCAAGAATTAATATGTATAAAGAATTAACTAAACAAGGAATAACAAAAAATGACTTAATAATAAAAAAAGATGATGGGAAAGGTCATATAACTTATGATGAAACTAACTATCAAGAATATGAAAAATTTTATATTCAATTAGAAGAGGCTATCATATTAAATGAAATGATAGAAAAATTATTTGGTAAAAACATAAAAGATTTATTTGATGATATGGGTATAGATAATATACCAGAAGCAGAACAACCTAAGCAATTACAATTATTTAGTTCTAAATTAGGAATGATAATTAACAAAGGACTAGATGATACTCCCTGTGAGGGAAATAAAGAATAGTTATAGTAAAAAAACAAGCAACAAAACAATATTTTGCTTTGCTTATCAAGAGGACTTAGACCAAGCCTATGCCTTTTATTGTAGCAGATATGAAAACATCCCGTATGAAGAGTTTATGAGATTGGGTTTATTTGAATTTAAAAAGAAATTAGGAAGTGTACCTAAAACTGAACCTTTATATGATATTATAAAATCTAGAACTATTAATATAGGCAAAATAAAAGACAAAGAAGAGCGGAAATATTGGAGAGAATTAAGAAGAATTAATCAGATACCTCAAATATTTATACCTACAAAAGAAGTATTTGATAATTTAAAAGGAAGATTAAAAGAAACAAGTCAATTAGGAGGAAAATAAAAATGGAAAGAGATTTAATAAAATTTAATAAAAATATAACAAAGGTAACAAAGGAAATAACAAAATATGAAGATGAAAAAGGAAATTATATGTTAATACCTACAGGTCAATTATTATGCAATGTAGAATATATGGAATTAGATGAAATTATGTATAAAAAAGCATTATTTGAAAAGATAATCGAAAGAGGTGTTGAATATAATGAAATTAAAACCATAAAAGCAGTAGATAAATCAACAATTACACATAATAAAAAAGACCAAGGAACTATAATTGATAGTGAAGTATCAGTTAAACAAGTATGGGTAGTTAAGAATGGATTAGGCTCAACAAAAGCATATAATAGAAAAGAAAAAGCCTTATCTTATGTAGAGGAAATCAATAATAAATATTTAGAAATGGCAGAGGTAAAATAAACATTAAACAAAAGGAGTTGATGAGTAATTGACTAAATTAACAGATAAGCAGAAAAAAAAGATAATTGCTGATTATGTTGACAATGGTAATTACTCTGAAACTGCTAGAATGAATAACACT